ATATTGAATAGGGGATTAGAACCATGACTACCAAAGGAAACTGCTCCCCCTTCTTTGATTACGTCCCACCACTTCATTACCATTCACCTATGAATACGTTTTTTCTAGCCAATGCCTTTCTAGCGTTTGTTCTCATTCCTTGACAGGCTTCACTTCTGGCTACTTTATTACTTGGAAACCCTGTGGAAACTATGAATTTTACCTCACTCATTCTAGCAGGTAATTCATCTCCTGTATATGTGGCTCTAAACTGAAAATGCCTCTTTTTAGTAATAATAACATCATCAACTACAACACCATCTAATTCTTCTAGGCAACCTTTCAGTTCCTCAAGTTTCTTTTTGGAAACATATCTGCCTCCTCTCTTAAGGACTGACCACCACTTCATTTTAATCACTCTAATTCTTCTATTCTAGAAAGTGCATCAGATACACTACGAAGTTGTTCTTCGAGATTCTTTACTTGTAGTTGCCTTGTGTTACGATAATGCATTTCTGCTTCATCTATCATCTGGTCAACCATTTGCCTCATATCTGCCACGTTCTCATTTTGCCTAAATACTTGAGGAAAAGACCTTTGGATATTAACCAATGTCGTCTTTAACCCTTGATAATTAGGTACAGGTTTATTCATCATTGCTTCGAGTTCCCTCGCCAATACACCTGCATCTTTCAATACATCTCTCCAATTATTCATCATTCTTCCTCCTGTTCAAAACCAAACCTTTCTACTTTCTTTCCTTCTGTCTGTTCCCTATAATCCCTGAATCTTTCACGAAGCCTTTCATTTCGTGTCATTTCTTCAGGTGCAGGTATATTTCCAGCACCAGTAGGAGTTGCTACATCTTCCTTTACATCTTCTGTAAAGCCTTTTACATCTCTTTGGCAGTTTTGATAGTGTTCATATAATGTTGGTGATTGTATGCCCAAGATTTTCTTTTGTCTATCGTCTAGTAATTTCTTTGGTTTAATGTCTACTTCAACTAACTCAAATTCATTTGTTTCCATACTTCTACTTAATTGGTCACAAGTCAATTGTTTCTCGGATAGTTGTTCTCTTATCTCATATTCTGATAAGCCAAGATAGTCACCTGCTTCAGAATAAATATATCTAAACAATAAGTTTCTGAGTTCATCACAACATGGGTCAACGTTTGGTTTTGCTACCATAAGACGCTTGTAGTATTCTTTTGCATCTTGCTTTCTTCCACCTGTTCCTCTCATCACCCTTTTCCACTTTGGGTTTATTCGCTTAACTCTTTCATCGGGGTCAACGTCCTTGTCTTCATCTTCATCATCTCCCATGTCAAAGATTTTTAGAACTTTCATCCACTTCTTCACATCTACTGTTGGCATCTTAACATACAACCCCTGTCTTTTCTTTTCTGGTACTGAGTCTAATAATTCACCTAGATACTCATACATTGCAGAATCACTTTCGATTTTCTGGTCATTGTATCTCACCAACCCAAGTGCCTCTAGGGATTCTGCTACTTTAGGGTTTACCGCATTGGCAACATGTATGTACCTCTTGAAAGAATCTGGTTCATTTTCATACATGAATTTAGTGAAATTAATTCCTGCACTATATTTTAGTATTTTTTTGTAAGCCTCATCCTTTTCTGGTGTCCATTGTAGTTTGTCTAAAATTTCTTTCTCTTGTCTTCTGAACTGACCATTCTTGTATAATTCAGGATAATTTGCTTTCATCCATTGACTTTGACTTTCAGGAGTCATAGCGTCATCTGTGGTTAAATTATATCCTACTGGAATAGGTTGACTTCTGTTTGATGGACTTACAGTAAATGGAATAGGATTCATCTTGAGTCTATCAATAAGTTCCTGTATTTGGCTGAAGAAAGGTTTGCCCATCAGTCTTCCTCTTTCTGTCATTCCTCCTTTTCTACCAGTGGTTTCCATAGAATCTGATTCAGGTGCATGTTTCATTTTGTCTTTCATTGAAACTAATCCCATGTATAGTAATACCTTACCTCCTTTGATTGCTACTGTTCTTACTGCCAATGGATGTTTAATCCCTTCATCTTCTACAAAATAAACGTAGGAAACCATCTTTTCTGGTTTGAATAGTTTGAACAATAGTGTTCCTCCACCACTTCTAAACGCAGCCTTTGGAAATGCCTGTATTGGATTGTAACCAAATCTCTTGAGATATTGATATATCATCTGTTGTGCTTCTTCCTCACTCATTATCTCTATGTCGTATTTCATTCAATCCCTCCTGTAATAAGTGGTCTTACCTGTTCTACCGACAGAAGACTGTTCTTTAGTGAGTAAACCATAATCATCTATTCTATTCTTTATGACCTGTTCTAGATTTGATATATCATACTTAAGACCCGGATTTACTTTCTTTACTGCTTTAGACAAATCAGACAATGAATACCATTCACCCTCTTTCATTACGTCTTTTACCTGCTTGTTAAGTAGGTCGTAGAATTCTATGCTTCTCTTTCCATGCTTCTTGCGAATGTAGTCAAGATGCTTCATGTCATTGGGTTCTGCATACTTCTCAGCAAGAAGTTCAAACTCCTTCATTTCTGAAGACTTTACTAAATTAAACCAAGTCATCCATACGCCTCCTCATCAAGAAGATAATCAAAGTAATGTGAATGCATTGGGTCTGGTTTTGGCTTGTAGCCATCTGGATAAAAACTCCCATTTGGGTCAAAATAATAATTCATCCTCCATATAGCCACATCATACCAATTCCTATAATCACCATAGGGCGGAGCATCTTGCCCATTAATTCGTACTTTTCTAAAATTTTTTCTTTCTTCATCTGTAAGAAAATAATTGATATCAGCCTTTCCGAAATTCTTTCTCATTCTATAACTCCGTAATCTCGGTAGTTCTTGCGAATCAACGTAGTATGGATGGTCTACTGATTTTACCAAACTAAACCAAGTCATTCTAATCCATCTTCCTATTCTTTCTTCTCAGCGTTCCACCTGCAATAAGTTTCTTCGCTTCATCTAATGTATATGTTTTTCCATCAACAGTAATAGTATATCTAAATGTTTTATCTGTTTTATCTTCATCTATTGCTTGTTGTAATTTATGTCTTAATTTCATATCGGGGTCTGCTTCCCAATTTGCCCTTCTTTTATCGGCATCTCTAGCAATCCTTCTTTTACTTTCTTCTGACCCCGGAACATACTTGCGTCTAGCGTTTTTTAGTCGCTTATCTTTTCTTGATTCTTCATTAGTCCAATAGACAATTGTTGCCGTTGATATGTTAATACCATATTCTTCTGATAAGATTCTTTTAGTTTGATTTAGACTATTTTCTTTTCTCAGTCGTCTAATAGTATCAATATCTTCAGCAGTTAGTTTATACCGCCTATCCTTTGCAGGAGTTTTCATTACACTAAACCAAGTCATTCTTCTTCCCTCCCATGCATTCTATCGAATTGCCTAGCAAGTTCAGGATTGTAACATGGGTTATCTACTACCCTTATTCCATCGAATCTTATTTGTTCAGGTTTAATTGTTTCAAATGTCTGATATACCTTAGTGTCCATAGTGTATGGAGTTTCATCTAATTTTGCACCTAGTAATTCTAACATATATGGGCTATGGTCTGTTGCAGGTTGATGCGTCTTGGTATCTGCTATGTACGGTATAACCATAACTTTCTTTGTCTGATGTTTAGTCATACAAATCCACATAGTAGATAGTTGTCCGTCTTCTGATGAATATATGCCATCAAAACTAGGAACAATGCCTTTTCTCATAATGGATGCTAGATTCTTATAATCGGTAGCATGGTAGAATACCTCACGCTCCTTAAGAATCATTTTCCAACCCACCTCAATCACCAATCTCTACAAGCCATACATCTAGCAGAATAATCACTTCTTTTACAAGATGAACAATTGTGCCTTGCTCTAAACGACTTTCTCCTCTTTCCTTTTCTCTTACCAGAAACGGTTACTCCTCTTTGACCCCAATGTACTCTCTTATACCCACCTTTACCGTTAGGAACACACTTCATCCATTTCTTACCCTTACGAGTAGAGGATGTTTTCTTGGTGGCTCTAGTGCATCTATCGCCTTTTATTATTTCAAACCAAGTCATTTTATTCTCTCCGTTGTATCACTCATGTAATCTATCCTTTGCATACCATTTGTCATCTCTTTCATCAGTATCTTCATCTTTATAATGTATTGCTGATTTTATATTTTCTTCATGGTGTGCTGGACTCATTGCTTGTTCTATCATAATAGGTTCTAATTCGTCTATCAATTTTCTGTGTTCATCAGTTAAAGATAAATTCATTCTTCCTCTTGCTATTAAATAAGATAAATCCATTAATGCTTCAAAATCAAAATCTTTAATCCTTCTACGATAATCAGCAACTTCTGATTTTAATACAGAA